AGATGCTGATTTATCGCAAGATCAAATAGCTAACCTTAGAGAAGAGATGGACTTTATGTTCTCCGGGCCAAGAAATACAGGTCGGCCAATGCTTCTCGATAATGGGTTGGCATTTTCTCAGTTTTCTCAAAACATGAAGGATATGGACTTCGTTAAGATGAAAGAAATGGTCACTGAGGCCATATATAATAGATTAAGAATACCATTAGCAATGGTTCAATCTAGCGGATTATCTTTGGCCAACATGGAGCACTCTCCTCTGACTTTTTACGATAACGCTGTTTTCCCATTGGCTGATTTCATACACACTGAGTTGACTGATTTCTTGATGCGTAGATATCCTAATTCAGAAGACATGGTTATCACGTTCGACCCGATTGATATTAGCGCAATTGAAACAAGAAGAATCAAGAACGTACAGATATTGTCTGGACTTAATATTATGACTGATAACGAGAAGAGGATGATGATCGGTCTAGAGGCAATTGATGGAGGAGATGTCATATCGAATCCTTCGGCGCCACAATCAGAAGGATTCGCAAATAACTTTGACGATAAGCCTGATGATTTCGTCGAGTCAATGAAGAAGCAGCACTATTCAGACGGAACGCGTGTCTTCTCTGATGATCGAATCAAAGAGATGGCAGAAAAGAATGGCATCTGAACCAATACAAAGCGCAAGAGATCAAGTGTCGGCTGAGGTTGCATTGAAGCTGAAGTCTGAGGCTCAGCTTGCTTTCACTATGAGGCGATTGATGCGAGATATTGCAACAGACGCAAGAAAACGATATGCTGCAGAAGGTAGTGTGTTGAATGTTAGTGATTTCGAGAGCGAAATTGCAACAATACTTACGCAGCACTATAGAAGACTGTCTAGGCAGGCTGCCGGACAGGTCACGAGCTTGCTTGATGACGGTGATGATAAAGAACTTGCTGAAGCGGCAGCTGAAGAAGCTGTTAGAGAATTTGTACAGACGATGCCAGCACAGAGAGCTGCAGAGATAACAAAGACCAACCAACAGCAGCTTGATAGAAGCTTTGAGAATGTGATTATTGGGGGTGCTATTGCAGGCGCCGCGCTATCTAGGGGCGACATAGCAAAAAAGGCATCAAAAGACTTCCAGGCCACAGCCGTTAGTCGAGCCACGAACGTGATTGCACCAACAGAGACGCAGAACGCGGTAGAAGGGTCAAAGGAGAAGGAGTTACTTGCGGTTGCGGCTGCAATTCCTCTGGTTGCTGGAGAGGTTCTCGAGAAAGAGTGGATGACAGTACTGGATGGGAGAGAAAGAGAGGCGCATCATAACGCAGATGGCCAAACAGTCCAGGCCTTCCAGCCATTCATTGTTGGAGGAGAGCAATTGATGCGACCAGGCGACACATCACTTGGTGCAAGTTTAAAGAACGTCATTAACTGTAGATGTTCTTCCATTACTAGAATAAAAAAGAGAGATTAACACATGGCTATCTTGTTGGATAATGTGTCTGTAGACACTGTAAGCGGTACATTCAAAGGGTTTGGCGGGAGTTACATTGTATATGTCCGCGGTGATGATTTTGGCGGTGGAACTGTAGAAATCCAAATGGCCTCGCCTAATGACTCAGATGCTGGGCCAAGATTTAGTGCGCTTGCCGATGGATCCCTTACAGAGAATGGGCAATTTAAGATTGATTACTTACCATCCGGTTATTTAATTAGAGCAGAGCTAACAGGATCAACGTCCCCAGTCAACGTCTTTGTTGAGATATCACAGTAATGATTAAATCAATGGTTAGGAGCCTAGCTAAATCAGTTATAAACAGTCTGGTAGTTTCTGATGGAGGAGGGGTAACTCCCCCACCATTAGATTCTGACCTATATCTGTGGCTTGATGCATCAAAAGAAGAAACTATAGAGATCTCATCTGGTCTTGTATTTCAATGGAATGATCCACGCGATAATGGCAGGAACGTTTCTCAATCATCAAACACAAGAAAGCCAGTTAGTGGAGCTGAGACCAAGAATGGTTTGAATATATTGAGGTTCTCGGGTGATAATCGATTACAAACAACGTTATCTCCAGTAATACCAAATACTGCATTCACAATGTTTTCTGTTTCTGGCCCGGCGAGTCCTTCGGCCGCTATGGCTTTGGAGATGTACAAATCTGGAACAACAATTTCAGCAGGATTGCAGCAATATCCAAATGTCACCCAATATGTTAGGTCACGCAATAAAAGTTCTAGCTCGCTCACATCAGAAACTCCTGGCGGGAATTTAAACGATTGGAATATTATTTCAGGAGGCATGGACACCTCTGGATCTCCAACAATAACAAGTAGGATAAACAATGCAAGCGGAAGCGCAGTCTTGGGTTCATTTTCTGCAGATGCATATGATCAGTTTTTAGTTGGAAATGGTGTAATTGAAGTGTTCAATGCGTTATTCAGGCACGCTGAAGTTCTTTTGTATACAAAAACGTTAAGCTTGCCTGAAATGGATGAAGTTGTTCAGTATCTATCAGACAAATGGGACATAACATAGGAACATATAATGGCTATTTTATTAGACAATGTATCAGTAGATACAATAAGCGAAACGTTCAAAGTCAGAGGGTCAAGCCATGTGGCCGTGATTAGAGGCGATGATTTTGGAGGCGGTACTGTGAGCGTTGAAGTCGCTTCTCCTAATGATTCAATTGGAAGGTTTTCAGCGTTGGTTGATGGATCGTTTACAGAGAGCGGGCAGTACAAAATTGACTACCTGCCATCTGGGTCGTTGATAAGGGCTCAGCTTATTGGTTCGACATCTCCGGTTAATGTATTTGTTGATATTGATGGTGTTTCTTCGATATTAAGTCCTCCGGCTCCACCACTTATACTTCCGCCATTCTCTAGTAGTCTAGACTCGTGGTTTGACGCATCCAATTTAGGAACAATCACATCTTCTGGTGGCCTGGTATCTGCTCTGGCTGATCCTAGGTCGAATTCAAGGGTTATGGTTCAGTCTAATAACTCATTGAAGCCTCAAATAGGAATAGAAACACAGAATGGATTAAATGTATTGACGTTGTCAACAACATCGCAGTTGGTACTTAACTTGTCTCCAGAGCTATCAAACGAAGAGATTTCTGTTTTTGCAGCTGTTAAAGATTCAGACGCTGCAGCATCTACCAGGGCTTATTTTGATGTGTTCGATAATTCAACCGGGATTGGATTAAGTCTCACGGTAAGTGACTCAGGCGGACCTACCGAATCCGCATCGATTAGGGACCATAGGCCAACCGTAATACAGAATTTTGTTGACGGCGGAAATCTATCTGATTGGAATATTGCAGGAGGGACAAGATCAAAATTAGACTCTCATAGACTGGTATCAAGAATAAATACATTTGAATCAACCGTATTGCCGCCAGCGTTCTCTGATGTATTAATGAATAGAATGACCATTGGATCGTCCAGGCTTGAGTCTATTGTCTCAGCAAGCAATATAGGAGAAATCGTTGTGTATAATAAAGCGCTCAGCTTGTCTGAAAGGGACAGTGTCGTTCAATACTTGTCAAACAAATGGTCAATAACATAAGGTAGTTATCATGGAATATAAAACTGTATCTTTTAATATAACAGAGTGCAAGCAGCTTGCTGAAGATGGCGGAAAGATAGGGACCATTAAAGGGTTTGCCTCGACATTCGGAAACGTTGATAGGACTAATGACATCATAAGTAAGGGAGCTTTTGACGAAACAATTAAAAAGTTCAAAGAGTCTGGCCGTCCTATACGGATGCTGTTCAATCATAAAAGCCTTGACTTCCCTATCGGTGGGTTTCCGCCTGAGCTTGTTAAGATTACAGACGAGGGCCTTGAGGTCGTAGGAAAGATCGACACTAATACTTCGAGGGGGCACGACGCATTCTCTTTGGCAAAGAATGGTTTCTTGAGCGACTTTTCTGTTGGGTTCTCTATCCCGAAAGGGTCAACAGAGATTAAGGGCGGGAATAGAATAATCAAAGACATCGATTTATGGGAGATTTCACTAGTGAGCGAGCCAGCGAATACAAAAGCGCAAGTTACCGAAGTTAAAACTGTTGTTCCATTTCAGGACTTGCCGATTGCGGTAAACGAAAGCGGAGAATTATCCACTACTGAATGGGATGTTGGCGAGGCATTTGATCGAGTCCGTGCCTTTACTGAAGCAGGCGAAGGCCAAGACTTTGAGGCGTTCGCTAAAGCATTCTTTTGGTTTGAATCT